CGACACGTAAAACAATCGGAGCAAGATAGGAAAATTAATCTGCTTTTAGGTAAGGAGGTATAACAATGAGACTTTATAAAGTTGAAATTGAAACCAATGAAGGGATACATTCCTGTTTCTTTGAAACCTATAAAGAAGCGTTAAGGTGTCGTTCCTCTTTTGAAGAAGAAGGTTACGAAGATATTCTTGTCGTAGAGGTAAAGATACCTGTTACCAAACAGGGAATATTGGACGCTATTAATATCGGCATATCGTGCAATATTGAAGCAGAGGTTTATCCCAAGGGTACTTCTTCGTACTAATACTAATTTGTCTTCGAGGGGGGTCTTCGGATTCCCCTCAAAGGCTTATACTTCGGAGGTACTAAACCTCATCCTTACCCCTTCATGGACCTTAGAAGCCACTTATGGAGGTCGAAAATAGAAATCCAATCGGAAAATGTGTATTTTCCCTGATGATGACCCTAAAGGGTCGAAATTGGTAATACTAACTCGGAGGTTATATGTCTAATCATATAAATGAGATAAGTATTTTAGTTAATTTGACAATCAAGATTGCTTCCCTGATTAAAGTTGATAAAACTTTACGGGATGCAGTTGCTTCAGATACCAACGGTTCTGAGAGTGCTTTCAGAGTACACAAGAAGTTATGCGATTCAGAATATCTGAAACAAATGACTTCAATCAGGACGAAGGCGGGCAATGTCTTAAGGCAATATTCTTTTGCTTGGGATGACCCTGAGGTTGAATCTTACCAATATGCAGACTCAAATAGTGAGTATAAAACGGGTAGGGTTCAAAGAGCGGGGTCTAGGATGGTTATTGCTTCAGTTTATGAAGAACTATTACAGCCGAAACTTGCTCAGTACAAAACTGACTTTGATAAAGCTAGGGATGCTTTTTTTAAAAGCTATCCTAGATATATCGATGAAGCGAGAACTCGATTAGGTTCTGCTTTTTATCAGGATGACTTTCCAGAAATAGAATTATTGGAACATAAATGTTTCTTTGATTTTTATGAAGAGTCTGTACCGACAATGACGACTGACCCAAGGCTTAAGATTAGCGATGATCTTAGGTCTAAGATTGAAAGAAATGCCAAGATGAAGGAGAGAAAGATTGTACGTACTGCAATAGAATCTTTTATAGGTTCAATAGTAGAACAAGGTAAGAATCTATCTGCTAATGTGAAAGCTATGAATGACAAGGAACAAAAAAAGTTTTTTAAAGTTTCTTCATTCGAAGCTTTTGCAGAGTCAGTTGATTTGATTCCTGAATACAATAAGTCTCTCTTCGGTAATAGGTCTGACTTAACAAGGGCTTATACTGAGATCAAAGGCTTGCTCACTTCCATTAACGATGTTTCATCTTTGAGAGGAACTAAGGACGATGCTAAAACCAAAAGGGATAACTTCGCTAAAGGTTTAGATAAGGCATTAGACCCTCTTAACGATTCTTTCTTTAACAAGTTAGGGGGTAAGGATGGAACGGACTGATGCAGAAGTTAAGATCATCAAGGGCAAAACTAAACTGATGCGAGAGCATGTAGGCTTGGCTTCCATGCTCATGCCATTAGAGTTTGTCCAAGACGATGATCAAGACACGATGGCGACTGACGGCAAGAAAATATTTTGGGCAGAAAAGTTTGTCGAAGATACGGACTTGCCAGAACTTATGGCTGTATTCATCCATGAGGTCTTGCATGTAGTTTATGAACATCCTTACAGAAGAGGAGACAGAGACCCTAAACTATGGAATGTTGCTTGCGACTATGCGATCAATAATTACATCATAGATACATTAAGGTTATCTTTACCCCAAGGTGGTTTATACAGCTACAAGTATCGAAATATGACTGCGGAGCAAATTTATAGGATTCTTGATACGGATGATGATGCTTTTGAAGATATGATGCAAAGTGCTAAAAGCATATCTTCGGATGAATCTCTTTCGGGAGAATCTAATACGTCTAAAAGCGGTAACAAATACGAAGACATCCCAACACAAGTTGGCGAAGTCTTAGATGCTACTGACGAAGACGGGAATCCATTGTCAAAAGATCAAATAGAGGAAGCGGTTACTGCTATCAGGCAACAGCTATCAACAGCTAATAAGGTTGAAGCATTAAACGGGACTTCTGATTTGAAAGGAGTAATAGAATCCAATTCAAGCATTAGAGTTGATTGGGTTGCTTCTATAGCGGATTGGCTTCAGGACGTTTTTAGTTATGTACATTCATACAAGAAACCGAATAAGCGTCATCTAGCTAGGGATTATTACTTGCCTTCAAAAGTGCCATTGAATAATGGAGGAGAGTTAGCGGTTGCTATCGATACTTCAGGAAGCATTTGCCAAGAAGAACTTAATTACTTTGGTTCTATCCTTGAACAGATGTGCCTTGATCTAAATATTTCTACACTAAGAGTCTGCTATTGCGACACGATAGTTAGGAAGAACGAGCATGGAGAATGGTGGGATACTTTTGATGTTCAAAACGGAGACCCTATTAATCTGATTGCTAGGGGTGGCGGAGGAACGGATTTTAATCCTCCGTTTAATCTATTCAAAGATTATTCAGACGATACCGAAAATGTCTGTGGATTTATTTATTTTACTGACGGTTACGGTTCGGTTGAAGTTGATCAAGAATTGGATATCCCTACGCTGTGGGCGATAACTGACTACTCAAGTAACACTACTGAACAATTGGAAAGTTACTTTAGATATCAGATTCCTTTTGGAGATTTTGTTTCAGTTGATATTTCACAAATTAACTAAAGTGCGATGGGGAGGGTAACACCTCCCTATCTCAACATTTCCATCAAGAGCGTATAGGAAAAATATTTTTGCAAGAAAACTTTTTTCCCCTACGATTTTGTAGGGTTAGTTAAACTTTTATACTCGGAGGTAATATGAGTAATGAAAACTATGTAGGCAACAGGTGTATCTATTGCGGAGAAGATACTTCTTTTGGAAGTGGTCGATTCGTAAACAGGATACCCGCAGATTCAGATTGCAAGTCTTACAATCAAGAAGGCAAAGTAATCTATGAAGATGGCGAGTATCGAGACGGATATGCTTGTGCAGAATGTATGGCAATACCATGCGACAGATGTGATGAACTTATCCCTTTGGATGAAGACGTTACTCCTTACGATGTTTTTTTTGAAGATGATGAGAGATCATGGAGTGAATTCTCAGATGGCTCTTTTCGTGTTCATCATAAATGTCTTACGGAAGATGAAAGACTTGAACTCAAATTTAAACAATTAGAGGAGGTCAATTATGTTCAACGCTAATAAGTTACAAGAAGACTTAGAATTTTTAGATAATTTTTTATATGAAAATACTGAGTATGGTACGGATATTATCCTTGCCTTAGAAAACTTGGCACATCATCTGACCATGACTTCTTTTTCTTCGGAAGAAAAACCTGAAATTGTTTTGTCTTATTTGAGCAAACACTTTTTACAAGCCATCAATGAATGTGAAGTACCTAGTACCCATATTGTTGATATCTTGGAAGAGATCAAAGATGCTATCGATAACAAGTTAGATGATCTTATTTTTGATATGCATAACAAAACTTTTGAGGAGGTTGAAGATGAAAGAGATATGTGAAGTGCTTCTTAATGATGTTTACGAAGCTTCTTGTAGGCTCGCAGATGAATCTGATTATGAAGATGACCTTTTGCCTAAACTTCAGAATATAAATACGTTTATACATACTATCGGGCATTATTGGGATAATCTTCCTGAGAATGTGCAATCAGATATTATGAGCGAATTTGTTAAGCATGAAGTCTAAGAGTTATAAAACAACGGAGATTTAACTCGCTCCGAGTTGGGCGGCTCCCCTTCGGGGGGGTCGTCTTTTTTTTGGCTTTTTTTTTGTAGAAAAATTTGTTCAAAAAATTATCTTTTTTTTGAGAGCGATAGATAGTCTGGATGATAGTCGTGTTCCACGTGAAACAAGCCTGTCGTGTGCATAACTTTTACGCAAACAAATATTTTAAAACCAGGCAGTCAAGTCTGGAAGCAACATGGTGTAACGCAAAACTATTGTTCGCAAAAATATTTTTAAATCCAGAAAGGCAGGTGTATCAGATTACGTTTAGCTGTGGATAACTTGTTAGCAAATTGCAAGTATATTATAATAAACATAGTTATCCTCATCGGTAACTCCTCCGAGTCTGAAAGGACACGTTAAACGGGAAGGTAATAAACTGCTTTCCCGTTTTTGTTTTGCTTTTAAAATGATTGCTTTTTGATATATAATTTTTATATGTATGCAGTTATTAGACACACCTTTGATCAAGACGTAGAAAGAAGATATCAATCAGTTGGCGAGTGGAAGCATGTTGTTTGGATATTTGAAACTGAAGCAGAAGCTGTTGAACATGCCATTAGATTACTTGATCATCCTTTACTAAAGAATGAACATAGTATGAACTATGCTATCGAAACGTTAATGACAGGTAAGTTTTATTCTATTGGTAGAGAGAGTGTTGCAATAGCCGAAGTAATGAACGCAGTTGATATAAGAGAGGTAGAAGATGGCGAATTTATTCATTAGATGTGACGATGAAACTTGGCAAATGGCACATGCTTTAGCCCGCAAAGAAAGCAGAAGTTTAAACAAACAAATAGTACACATGATCAAGCAACAAGCAGAAAGGGAAGGCATAACAGTTGAACCTATTCCTGATAAACAAACAATTATTAAAGAACCTAAGACAAGTTTAGGCGATGTCATTCTGCAAGCTAATTCCGCAGATGAAGAGACTAAGAACTTGGGTTTAGAAAAGCTTGCTGAAACAATGAAACAGGAGACTCCTGACTAGACCCCCAAAAGTTTTGTAAGGCATCGCTTGTCTCTTGCACTACCGATAACTCTATCCTTTTGATTTTATTTGGATTTTTGACCATGATACGCCAGAGTATTTTTTCATGGTCTCTTGATGTAACTTCGTACAAGAACTTCTGAACAGCCAAAAGCAAGGTAGCCCTGGGCAGCAAAAAAATATTTTGTGCGAAAGTTTTTTGATCCAACGAAACTGCTGTTCCTAACGCTCCACTTTTGGATATCATTTCTAAGTATGTATTGAGTGAATTGTGTTGTTGGCTATCGATTTGCCCTGTGGTAAATAGTCTGTCGATTATGTGCTGATCGTAGACTACTGCTCTACTAATCTTTGAGTCGTCTATTTGAGTGAACCCTACCTTATGTCTTTTGTGTAGATAGGGATTGCCTACATCGTTTACATGCAAGTCAGATTTCAATGCTCCAATCAAAGTCTTCAATTTTCTCTCGCTCTTTGTATCTTCCGCTTATGATATCAAAATCTAATTCTACTTTACCCATAGAACCGTGCCAAGTGTAACGTGTTTTCCAATTATGTAATTCAACACACTCGTCAGTACGAAAGACTGTCAATCCCATGTCACATTTGCTGTAAAAAGCCATTGATTTACTGATATCTACACCTGTACAAACGTTTTTCTTGCCCGTCCTTTCGCTAGGTTTGGCGGGATGTGCTACAAAGAAACAACAAACTGAGTATTTTTTACACCACAATTGAATTTTTGTAAGCATATCTGAGATAGCATCGGTATCTAGTCCTGTTTTTTCGTAGTGTATGAAGTTAAAAGGGTCTATTACTAAAATTCTTATACCGTATCGCATAACCGCAGAGGAAGCTTTGTCTAATATCGCATCGATAGTAGGCAGTTCGCCAGAAAAATAGTCTTGAAATAGCATGTGTTCGTTAATCCAATCTTGAGCCAAGTCTTTTTCTTCTTGAGTCATCCTGTCTTCTGCTCCGTTATCAAAGAACCTTTTGCCTACATACAGTTCTGCAAGCTGTGCTGAGTGTAGAGTAGGAGGTTTCTCAAACGAACAATAACAAGTTTTCCAACCGTAATCTTTAGCCACATTGACTACAACATTGTCTATCCATTGTGATTTGCCATCGCCAGGGTAGCCTGTAACAACGTTTAAACTGCCTGTAGCTAGGGTAAAAATCTTATCTATTGAAGAGAAGCCTGTAGATATTCCTCTAGGCACTCCTTGATCGTAGAGTTTTTGGAAATCATCTGAGTATTGATCAATGCTGTTGAGATTATGCATTGGTATCGCTTCTGCTTTGACTATTTGTTCCACGACTGCAAGCTTGCCTTCTGCTAAAAGCAACTCGTTAGCATCTTTATGACCCTTATAGTCAACTCGATAGCATCTTGCAATGTTTAACCTTCTAGAAAGTTCGTGTGCTAGTACATCTCCCGCAGAATCTTTATCCGTTGCTAGTATTATTTTGTCTATGCCATCGTGAAACTTCTCTCTTTCTTCCCAGACATACTTAAATCGACCATCTTCTTTAGGGTCTACCGCATTATCTGTAATCTTAGACGGAGAACCGTTTGGTACTGAATAACAATCAACATTCAAATGACCCTCAAAAGCGGTCTTTATGCTCAAAGTATCTAGTTCCCCTTCCGTAATGATGATTGTGTTCTCCAACGTCTTTAGAGACTCGTTATGGACGTTTTTACCCCATAATTTTGAGGCAATGCCCTCCCACCAGAACATTTTCTCTCCGTTTGCTGACCGATATTTGACTGCTTCGCACTTACCGTCCTCTTCAAAAGTGAATCCGACTATGGGTTTGCCCTTCAAATCTCCATAAATGACACCGCATTTCTTAGCAACTTCTAAATCTATTCCACGTTTCTCTAGCCACTCTGCTGACTTTCCATTTTCTTTTGTCTGTGGGGGTTTTACTTCTGTTTTTTCTACCTTTTTTGGTTTAACAACTTCTACGTTCATGCTTCTCTCCTCTTTGATCGCTCCTTTTTCTGAACAATGATGACAATGATAGACAGTTTTGCTCACATCAACGTTGACTGATAAGCATTTATCTCTCTTATTTTTTTTTCTTGTATGGCTACACAAGGGACATTCAATTTTGTGTTGACCTATCTGTAAATTGCCTACGTTTGCACGTAGAATTTCTTGGTTATCTTCATTCGCAAGCACAACTCCTCCTATATACTTACTATATACATACTAAATAAAATAATTAGTAAAATACTAGATAGTAATTATCTACTATTAGGATTATTAATTATTTTGGTTATTTCTTCCGCTAAAAATTTACGGGAGACTATGGGGTAGGCACTCAATGCTTGTAAAGATTCTGTAGTTTTTTTGGTATCTAAATCCAGAGACTTACATAAACTGTCAAACTCTTTGCTCAATATAAATTTTTTTGAATCAACTGAGATATCAATATCTTTGCTAGCCAGGTCTCTTACAGTCTGTTTTAAAATTGCTGTGTTAAGCTTTCTCAAAAACGCATCTACTTCTTCGACTGTTCCCATGAAGAGAATAATAAATTATTATTTGAACATAATCAAGAAATGATTTAAACTTGATACAAACATTAAAACAAAAAGGAGAAAATGGAAATACAGAAAGGAATACCTGTTCCTAAAACTACGGGCAGACCGCCTAAGTATGATTTTGATTTAGATGAATTTAAGAAGGGGGACATGATCAAGATTGTCATTCCTAGAAACTTAATCAAACAAGAAGTGAAGATAATTAGAAATCGGGTTGCATATTACAAAAATAAAAACCCTCTAAAAAACTTTACGGTAAGGCAAATTGACGGAGGGGTAGGAATATGGCGAATAAAGTAAAAAAGATAGACAGGGTTGATAATTGGGTGCAACAAAACTATTGGAGATATCAGGCATACACGAAGATACCTCTATTAATTTTTTGCATTGTGGTCGTGATCTTGCATGAAATATACAAATAAACACAACTTACCTAGCGAAATAATTAGGGCTGTCGAAAACGATCAGTACACTAAGGGCGACTCTATTATTTCTGTGACAGGCTTGCTCAATCCGCCAAGGATTAGGATGTTGCAATCTATACACGGGCATGAGATTACATCGGATTATTCTGACGAGATATGGAAACTGTTAGGACAGGGTGTTCATGCCATATTGGAACGGGCAAATGAAAACTATGACGATACGATAACAGAACAAAGGCTGTATCAAGAGGTCAAAGGATGGCGAATATCAGGGCAGACAGACTCGCTTTCTCTCAAGGACAATACGCTAAGGGATTACAAGATTACGTCTGTGTGGACTATCATCAACGCTTTGTCTGAGGGCAAATCAGAATGGAACGAACAACTCAACTCCTATGCATGGCTGTACCACAAAAATACAGGTAAAACTGTTGATGGTTTAGAAATCATAGCCATTGCTAGGGATTGGAACAAAAGAGAGTTACAAAGAAGAGGGGGAGACTACCCTGAAGTAGCTATATCAATAATCAAGATACCGCTTTGGAGCCTGGAGGAACAAGAAATATTTTTGCAAGAAAAGGTTTTGATCCATCAAGCCGTTGAGGCTGACTATATCTTCAAACAAGAACTGCCTTTGTGTACTGACGAAGAAAGGTGGAAGAAACCAGATACGTATAGGGTTATGAAAAAAGGTAGAAAGACTGCTATACGTGTTTTAAATACTGAAAAAGAAGCTGAAGATTACATAGCTAATCTAGCTGATAACAAATCTAATTTTATAGAATTCTCAAAAGGGGAATCGATGCGATGCAACTACTGCAACGTGTCGGATTTTTGTAGCCAATATCAATCGGAGGTAAAAAATGGCTGATTTAACATTCAAAGATGTTTGGAACAAACTGTCTAAGATAGATGTTTCTGAACACATAGAGCAGAAGATGGGCTTGTCCTATCTTTCTTGGGCTTGGGCTTGGGGTACGTTGATGGATAACTATCCAGAGGCTGAGTTTAGTTTTTACGAAGGCGAAGATAAAGTGCCTTACGTTACGCTTCCAGACGGGACTTGTGAGGTAAGATGCCGAGTATCTATCGGTAATTTACAGCGTGAAATGTGGTTGCCTATACTTTCGGGTGGCAATAAACCTATTGTCAATCCTAATGCTTTTCAAGTTAATACTTCAAAGATGAGGTGTTTGACTAAGTGTTTAGCATTTTATGGACTAGGACATTACATTTATGCGGGAGAAGACTTGCCACAAGACAAAGAGCCTGAAGTAGAAGGTAAAAAGGTAAAGCCAAAGAAAAAAGCTGAACCCAAAAAAGAACCAGAGGAACCAAAAGAGGAGCCTTGGGGTGGTGGCATTGTCATAGAAGATGAAACAGAAGAAAGTTTTGATAACTTTATTGATGTTTATCTTCAAGCATTACAGGCTTTTAACACGGTTAAAAAAGCTAGATCATGGTATGCAACTACTAAAAACCAAGAGGTTATTTCAAAGATGGCTACTAAATTCCCTGAGAAAAAAGAGGAGTTTGTAACCAAAATCAAAGAAGCAATTAAAGATTATCCACAGGAGTAAAAATGAGCGATATCGATTTTAAAGCTAGACCAAAAGCAGAGGGTGTGGTCTACCCTAATTCATATAAAGATAATCCTAAGAAACCTGATTTTACAGGCACCGTAAATTTCGATGTGCGATTAGTGCGAGAAATGGTTGAGTATATTAGGGAGTATAAGGAGAGAACGGGTAGCGAACCTGAAGATGGTGTTGAAATGAGGGTGGCACAATGGAGTAGAGTCTCTAAAGAGAAACAAACTCCGTACACGTACACAACGATTGAGTCTCCTATTAAGAGAAACGTTGCTTCCGCTCCAGAACCCGCTCCAGAACCCGCTTCTAAGCCTGTAAAAAAGGCTGAGGAGACTACTTTAACTGAAGACGAGATTCCGTTTTAGGGGTAAGTTTTGGACTACATAGAGTACAAAAAACTACTAGATAGAGTTAGGGGATTGGTTGATAGAAAATTTGGGGAGATATTTTCTGATCAAGACCCTAACTTCCTACTAGCACAGAGTTACAAGAGTGCTTTGGAACAAGGCATTGACGACTTAGAGACAGAGATAGATGAAACTATATCGGGTCGCTTAGATGCCTTGGCTTCGGAGGAGCGATGAAAAAACATAAAGAACTTACCAAGATTGAGGTAGGTATATATAAAAGCGGGTCAATGGAGGAGACCCGTTTTTACAACGGAGAGAGAGAGTTTTATTACTTAGAAACTAACAAAGATGCTGTTGACAAAAGACTCAAAGAACTAGAACAGCAATATGGTGATAGAAAAGATTTCTTGCAAAAATATTTTATAGACTAGGAGCCAGAGATGTCAGATGAACAAAAAGAAATTTGGATGCATAAGATTAGAGAGTATGCACCACGTATAAAAAATGCACACATTAGACTTTATCAAGCTGAGGCTGATGTGAAAAAAACAGAAGCTATACTTATGACACAAGCCATGAGTAAAGGTATCAAGACCAATGCGGGTCAGAAACACTTTGCTGAAGAGAGCGATCAACTACACGAAGCCAGATTAAAGGTTGGTGTATGCAAGGGCGAACTTGAAAGTATTAAAGTAGAGTTACGTGCCTTGGATGTAGGCTTTGAACAATGGCGGACTGAAGCAGTTAATAACCGTACTGAAAGACAAAGATACGGTGCGTAAATATACTACAGATAATCTTGTTCTTACTTTTGAAACGAGTGCCTATATCTCAGAAGCAACGGCATTAACAAAAGGCGATACTAGAACTTGGGTAAATTCGGGCTATTGGGGGGATAGCAGACTACCAACTTTATATAGGAACAATACTCCTAAAGAAATGCTGTTGCATCCCTCAGTATATATTTTGTTTCATTACGGTACGCCTGTTTATGTTGGTCAATCAGTTAGACCTTACGTGAGAATAGATAATCACATACAACAAAAAGAAAAAATGTTTGATAGTTTTAGAGTTTTAAAGTGTGTGAAACATAAGATGAATTATTGGGAAGGATATTTGATTTATAAATTACAGCCAAAATATAACAAAGTAGGTAAACGTTTCAAAAGAGGCTGTATTTCTGAAACGGTACGAGAAGAAAGACACAATAGAAATAAACGTTGAAAGGTAGAAATCCCACAGTCAAAGAAAAGAAACACATGGATAAAGTGCAACAACTAGGTTGCATTGTTTGTCATTTGTCGGGTATGGAGAGTGTTCCCGCAGAGATTCATCACATAGAGGGCAAGACTAAACAAAATGCACACTTGAAAGTTTTACCTTTGTGTTACGAACATCACAGAATGGGCGTGAAAACGGACTTGTTTGTGAGCAGACATCCCTTCAAAAAGGAATTTGAGAAGCGTTACGGTAGCGAAAAGCTACTGTTATTTAAAGTTATGCAGTTATTAGTGGACGATGTTTAAGGAAAGTTTAGAAAAGGAATTACAGAAAAGAAAGAAAGCTTGGTGGGATTGGCATAAAAAGAATCCTGAAGTGTGGCAGAAGTTTGAAGAGTACACATTACAAGCTATCGCTAGCGGTAGGAAGCATTACTCGCAATGGGCTATCATAAATAGAATTAGATGGAACACAGAGATAGAGACATCGGGTGGGACATTCAAGATTAGTAACGATTACATAGCCTTTTATGCAAGGTTATTCCATGCAAGGTATCCAGAACATAATGGATTCTTCAGATTAAAACCCTTCAAAGAAGAGAAAGAAATGGCAGAGCTTGACCGCCTGGGATTCTAGCTCATCAAAAATATTTTACGCACAAAAATTTCCCAGCAGCTCCCAGCAGACTCCAAAAAATATTTTTTGCGAAATAGTTTCTAGCTCAGAAAGTTCCCACTTGTGATATCGGAACGTTAGCGTTTTTCCTAAGTTCAGGAACAATAGCTAATCTCTTATCTCGTTCTAGTTCTAACTCTTCAAGTGCATTTCTTCTTGCAAAAGGCGATAGATCGTCTCTTCTTAACAAGGTATCTCTACGTTTTCGCCACCCTTCAAGGTATCTATCAATGGCTCTGATCTGCGATTTGACGTTCATTACACCCTGATTATTAGTTCTGTATGCAGATAATTCATCAAACCTTCTGTCTTTGCGGAGGCGGTTCATCGTCTGTACAACGGTATCAACCTCGTTTCTAAGTTCGTAGAATTGCTGTTGTAAACCACCTGAACGGTCTAGGTCTATTAATAAACGGTTCAATACAGGCACAGAACGGATGTCTGGCGGTATTAAAGGCGTTCCTGTTACTCCCCTAGTGACTGAATCAATTATGTCTAATACGTAGCCTCCTAGCGTCCCTGTGTAGCCTCTAGCAATATACTCAATCTTGATAGGAGATATGTTAAATGCTTCCCCTAATTGTCTGGCAAGTTCGTTTGTAGACGCTCTTTGTTGTAAACCAGGTTCTAACTTAGTTTGATAATAAGGGATGATCTCTGTATTGGTAAACGTGTTTCTGTTGTTGTAGACCTCTGCTATTGGTTTTAAGGCTTGTATTCCAAATGCGGGTTCAAAGAAAGGTAGATTAGCAGAAGTGCCAAGCTGTCTCTTAATAGACACTATAGCCTCGTTTATGGCTTGTCTTGATAGAGCATCTTCGCCCATAGCTACGTCAAATAAACGTTCTGGTATGGCTTTAAATAACATACCCACTTCAAAAGGAATAGGTATCTTGATGGCGGGTATACCATCGCCTAATGGAATTATCCAATTATCGTCCCTGACCTCTCGTCTAAGGTTCTTGTATTCGTCTGTATCGGACACTAAAGCGTAATACATGGCAGTCAAGCCGATCAAGGCTCCACCTCTCATTAGCATGGCTTTCTGTATTTTTCTTTGTAATTCTTTAGGAGATTGACCGTCTTCTAACTTTTCTATAGCTGAATATTGACCTGACCCCGCTCTCCATAATACATCTAGACCCTGTATCCTGGCATTTAAGAAAGGTATAGCTGAGGTAATTATCCTAAATGCGGGAGAAAGTCCCCGTCTACCAAAGTTAATTATCTCTAACGCTTGAAAGGCGGCTTCAGATTGTGCTTGTGCTTCTGAGGCACCGTCCTTTTTCATCTTGTTATAAACAGACTCATAGACTGCAAGCCTAGTGGCTCCATCTGATTTAGTTGTTAAGGCTCCTAAACCGTCCCATACCTTGAAGAATAAGTTCTGCGGAGACATACTGTTGTCTGGGTTCAAACCTTTTTCTCGCATGGCTCTGTCCACAAAAGTTTTGACACTACCCTCATCATTTTGAAAGTCGTAACCACCTAGAACACCGAAACGTTCTAGTTCCTTCATGTCACCAAACATATTCTGCACAGTATCAATTATGGGAGTAAATTTTTCTCCACCTATTCCTAGCGGTGCACCCGATGTTACTGCTGCTGATAGGGTATCTCTGAGTAGGTTGACCACAACAAAGCCAGGATCACGGGTTACGGTATCTCTAAGTATTCTTGCGGGGAATCCTAAAGCATTTGTTACAAAGTCCGTGCTGACACCACCAATACCTCTAATCGCATGAAAGACATCTGTATCATCTAATTCAATATATTTCTTTGTGCCATCTTCAAAATAAGATATGACATCTTTACCTGTAAGTTGTGCTCTATCTGTAATCTCTCTGGCACTATCCATAGCTTCAAGATCACGCACAAGTTTACCGACACCATCGTTCTTTAATGCTGCGGTTAGAATAGATAGTGAGTTCCTTGATATAGCTTCTACAGGTCCTATCTGTAGAGGGTCTTCTGAGCCTTTGAGTTCTATGGATAAAGGGTTATTAGGTAGAACACCCGCAGCTATTCTAGGTCCGCCTAGACTTTCATCAACCATGACCCTATAGAAAGGATAATAAGAAGAATGTTTCTTCCATATCTCGGCTTGTTGTTGATCTAATATTCCTTTTGCTTGTGCAAAATCTATTAGCCTGTTGTTCCAATTCTGATAGTTGTCATAGGCTTCAACCACTTCAGGAAAATCTTTTTCTATATTTTCTATTTGTTCTAAGTCTTGTGGGGTTGCGGGGACCTCAACTTCTCTACCGTTTTCTTGCAAGTTCTTTACACGTTTGAGAGTTGCATACATCTTAAATATACGTTCTTTATCTATAGTCGGGTCTGAATACAAAGGCATAAATATCTGTACTAAACCACCTGTGTTTTGATCGCCTTCTAAAAACGGATTGAATCTAGTGCTAATAGGTAGGTCAACTACGTTAGATAAAGCTTCTTCTCCTTGTATTGTGTCCCTTACATAACCTACGTTTAATAAACCTTGGAAGATACCTCTGGCTCTGTCTGCCATACGTATTGCAACTATAGCTGAGGTAGTCGCATCGTTATTAGCTATTCTTACGTCTTCATTTTCTTGACCACCCTTAATTAATTTTTTAGCTATAGGATCGTACTTATCTATGATTTGCGTTCTAAATTGATTAAAGAAAGGACGTATCTCTGTTATAGGGTCCTTGACCAAATCAATCATCCTGGCACCAAAAGACTTAGTTGGAGCAGTATAATTAGCGTCTATACGATTGGCTGTGTCTTGATAAGACTCAGGTATGGTTCCCGCAGAAAACTTAGGTATGTCGTCTGGTGGTTCTGGTGCTGTTGGGTCCTCATTAAAATCTATCGCTGCTTTTAAAGCTACATCCGAGGCATTTAAATTGTATGGAGGTATCTCTCCATTAGCCATTGTTTTAGTTATTTCTTCTGCTTTATCTACAGCTTCTTGGAGCTGTATAGACTCTGTGGTATTTGGAGTAGCAGAGTTTCTCTTACCTCTTTGTAAAGTGAACAATGGAATTTGTTA